TTTCTATCCATACTTTGAGCAGTTGTTACATCGTTTGCTACTACGTATGCTTGTACTGGTTGTTGTGATTGTCCTCCTATAGCTTGTGCTAATTGATTAGTATCACTTTGACCAACTACATTAAATGATGGTGGTGTAGATGCTCCAGTTGGTACATTTCCTCCTTGACTACCTCCACTACTTGCACTTCCTCCAGCTTTCAAAGCTGACAATGCTTTACTTGTAGATGCAACAGATGATGCTATACCTAACCCAAGAGAAACATTGTTTAAAGTTTTTTCTACTTTTGCAAGTGCTAAACCTCCAGGTATTAATGCATATTTAGCAGTTACTGCTGCATTTGCTGCTCTTGTTGAAATTACTTGTTTAGCAATACCAACTGCATTTTCTCCAACTATTGCTGCTGCTTGTAATGCTTTGTTTTTACCAGCTAATTGTCCAAGTAATGCAAACCCTTTTGCAACATTATCTATTGCCAACATTCTTATATTCTGTTTAGCTTCTTCTAGTGTAGTTTGTATAGCTAAATCTTCTTCTGCAAATGTTTTATTAACCTCAGCTAACTTTGTTTTGTAATCTGTTTCTGCTGCAAGTAATCTTTCTTTCTTTTCTGCATCGTCTGTAATTTCTCTTTCAATTAACTCTTTGTTTAATTCATATTCTTGTTCTAATTCTAATCTTTCTTTATCTCTTTCAGATTTACCAAAAAGAGCAATCTCATTCATTATTTCTTTTTGCTCTCTTAGCAAGGAATTTGCATTTGTTTGTTGCTCACTTCTAAAACCAGTTATCTGTGCTTCAATAGCTGCTTGTTCGTTAAGTGCTTCTTGATATGCTTTTTGTAATTGTATGTTCTCTTTATTCTTTGACAATTCAGCAGCAGCAGAAGCAACTGCAATAGCAGCATTTTCTTTCATTGCTTTTTCTTGCTCATCTAATACTAAAGCAAGTTGTTCATTAGCCTTTATTCTATCTTCAATGCTTTTACTTTCATCATCTCTTATTTGTCTTAATTGTTCTGCTTGTCTGTCGTACTTTTCAATTAATCCTTGATTTAATACTGCTGCTAATTCTGCTGACTTTGCTAATTCAACATTTCCCTTTGCTGCCTTAATAGTTTCAGTTGCATAATTTGAAATAGCTTCTGTGCTACTTTTAACAATCTCTACACCTTTATCAAAGGTATCATTAACACCAGTTAAAACATCTAATGATTCTTTACCAGCACTTTTTACATCTTCTAATGCACCAGCAAAATCTCCACTAAATACTTTCTTTACTGCACTTGCTAAAAATCCAAGAGTATCTAAGAAACTTTCAAAACGTTCTATAATGTTTGCTTTTATACTTGCTCCTAATTCTTTAACACTACCTAAAGGATCTTCAAATATAGCTTTAAAAAAGTCTGTTACTTTTGTACCATTATCTATAATAAAATTAACAAAGTCATTAAAGGCAATACTAACAACTTCAAATGATGTATTGAAGAAATCAGCAGCTTTTTGATTTTGCATAAATATATCTTTTAGTGTAGCAAAAGCAGCAATTGCTAATCCAATACCAGCAGCCTTTAATGCATTTCCAATACCTCTTATTCCTTTAGCTGCTATGCTAGATGACTTCTCTACTTCTTTTAAAGAATTAGCAGTATTTTTATTTGACTCTGTGGTCGCTTTGTTTAAATCTTCAACACTCTTTGCAACACTATCAATTCCTTTTAAGGCTTTGTCAGTTTTTGCTTCTAGCTCTACAATTATCTTTTCCATTTTAATTCTTGTTTTTGTCTTTTAAATACTTCTTTAAAACTTTCTGGAAACTTATTCTTTCCCTTTGCTATTTGTACTATATCAGATTTACAATCTGTATCTCTTAATAATTCTAATATTTCTTTTATCATAATGTAGATATTGTGTAATTAGTTGTTGTTGATACATTATTATTAAAGTCTGTTGCAGTTATTCCAAATGTATAAGACGTTCCACTTGTTAAACCAGTTATTGTAACACAATAAAAGTCTTGATATGGTGTTGCTGATACTCTTTGTACAAGAACACTATCTTGTGTAACAGAATAACTTTTTACACCTACTCCAGTATCAGTTGATGCTGCCCAACAGAAATAAATTTGTGTTGTACCTCTTATTGTACTTGATGTATTAACAATTGGTGCAGTTGGTGGTGTTGTATCTGGTGGTATAGCTGGTGCTGGTGGTGTATAGATGTCATTTAACAACTCTAAATCAGATTTACCAGTAAGCATATTTGTCTTTATAGAATTAATCTTATATGTTGTACCACTAATATTAAATCTGTCTGCTAGTGTATAGTTAAGTAATATTCTTAATGGTAAATATGCAGTTACTTTTGTTAGTCTGTTTGTTACATCAAACACATCAGAAATGTAATCACTATGGTATGCTTGAAATAAAGTGTTTGTAAATGTATTATCTAAAGTGTATTCGTTTATCTCATTGTTAAAGTTGATATTATACTTACTTGTTGATGATGACAACGCAACACTATTTGAAGGTATATTGTATTGTGTTACTTCTGAATGACTGCTTGTTGTATCTAAAAAAGAAATACTTGTTGTGTTTTGTAATATAGGATAAAACAATAAAGGTTTACCATAATAAGGAGATTGATTGTCATCTACATACCAACCATATTGAACAGTTGTTAATGCATCAGTATCTAAATCAATTAATCTTTCATAAAGCATATGAGAGAAAGGTGTTTTAACCTTGTATATTTTACCATCTAAATTCTCTCCACTTGTGTATTCTATTTTACCCCAAGTGTTATTGTATAATTGTGAATGTTTACTTGCTAAAAATGTTTTTGTGTCTCCGTGTTCAAATGTTATTTCTTTAAATGGTAAAGCAACATTAACAGAGCTTTTATTTCTATCAACAAACTCTGTTATATCATAAGAAACACCATCACTATAAAAGTCATCTAAAGTTTTTACAATTACCTCATCTGTATCATTATCAATATAAGATGTTAGATTAAACATTTTAAAAATACCAGTTAAAAAATCAATACACTTTATCTCTGGTATCTGTTGTGTAATAATGAAATCAAATGCATTTGTATGAGAAAAAGATGCAGATGTATAAGTATTAAATGATTCTACCAAAAGTCTATATCCAATATTCCAAGTAACTTCTGAGAATGTAATGTTTTGAGCTGATTGTATAATAACATTATAATTACCTTGTGATGTACCTATATTGTCTTTTGTTATATCTAAATTTCCAGTTACACTACCACTATTGTAAATTTCATTTCCGTTTAATTGTACAGAAACACTATAAGAAAAACCACTTGTTGTTCTTAGTTTTAAATCTAATTTAGTATATCTGCTTGGAGTACCACCAATATATAAAGTAGATGTGTTTGACATTAACGAAAGAGTTTGACCTATGCTTGTAGTAGTCCAAGTATTAACCAAAGATTCAACTTCTGTTGCAGTTGGAGATTCTACATAACCTTTTTTTCTATGCAACCACATAAACAAATTATAGTAAGGTGTATTTGAACTATTAAAGAAATCGTTGCTAAAAGAAATACCATAGTTTGTTTCTATTGCTTGTATAATAGTATCAACTCTTATTGCATATTTTAAATCATCCCAAGATACTCCGTGATGATGCGATGTACCACTACCACTTTCATACCATAAATTACTCGTTCCTTCTCCGTGTGTATTAGCTTCATAATAAAGTTGTTTTGTATGTGTTATTAATGGTGCTATAATATCACTTGTTGCTGGGTTTGCTTTTAACTTTGTTTTTACATTTGCAGCATTGTAAACTAAAGTGTTTGAGTTTAAATCACTTAAAGCACCTAGTTTATCTTCTCCAAGTAAGTCTTTTAAAGTTACTGTGTTGCCAGTAAATCTAACCTTGTATGTATGTGGTACATTGTTTCTTAAATCAACACCCTCTAGTTTTATTTTACCTTTTCTAAATTTTAAATGATTTAACTCTAACGTTGCATCTACTCTACCTCTACCATCAAAACCATTTGTAATACTATTGTTATAATAGTGTTTAAATATTTTATTATTTTCTTTTGTTGCTGGTAGTGTGAATGTCTTTGAGTAGTCTGTAAACACTTTTTGAACGTCTTTTACGTTCTGTATTGTTTGTGTTAGTACAACACTCTCATCATCAAATAAATCTACTCTCTGACCTTCTATATATAGTTGTATTTTTTGCATTTATCTTATGTCATTTAAAACATTGTAAGAATTATCAAACTCTATTGTGTATTCTACTAATCTATCGTTTACACTTGTCTTATATGTAATGTTGCTTGTCTTTATATTTATTGGCAATACTTGTTCTTGTGTGTTTGTTCTATTTGTTATCCATACTTTTTCAGACAACATTAATTGTTTAAATACCTCGTTGTAAGATTCATTTAAAAAACCACTACTCAACGAAATTGATTCGTTTGCTTGTATATTAAAATCTCTTTTTGTATGATTGTATGTTTGATAAGAATTAGATGATGTTAAAGTATTTGCTTTATAGCTTTCTCTTTTTGTAGTCATTTTTTCAATTGACTTTTTGAAGAAATACATATCTTGCAACACTCCAAATTTATTAATAAATGTTATTTTCTTTGGTTCGTATTTACATTCATCAATAGTTTTTACATTTATAATATCAAGAGTTCCATCAGTATTTCCAATATGAATTTTATCTACTTTTCCAATACTTAAACTATTTTTAAACTTAGATATGCAATAATTATTTTCAAATACTCCATCGTTTTTCACAATCCTTGATATAAACGAATCATATTCAGATAAATCATTTATTGATATGTGTTTTACTTGTTCTTCTGATTCTACTGACCCAGAATTTGTATAAGTATTTACAATTTCTCCATTTAGTAAAAAAGTTATATTTACACTTGTACCAGTATAAAGAGGTATTCTATAAATATTATCATCTAAAGCAAAAACATCTCTATTGCTTATTAATGTGTTTTTACTAACACTATTTATTAACCCTTCTTCAAAATAAGAATAACCATCAATTGCTAAACTAGTTGTTATTGATTGTGATAATTGTATTGAATTACCATCAAAAGCAGTTAATATCATTCTAACCCACTTACAAGTATAATCTTGGTCACTTGCAGAATATCCACCATCAAACTCCATATCTAAATAATCTCTGATAAGTTCAGATATTTCAAAAGATACTTTAGTTGTGTTTAGTATTATGTTTTTTCTAAGTGAATATTGATTATTCCCAGTATAATCTGCATCTCTATCTCCAGTGTATATCTCAATACCTAATGTAGCATAAGCTAAATCAGAATCTGATACAGATAAAAAGTATGGACTTCTTGTATTAATTATTCCCATTTGTTGTAAATTTTAGTAGTTCTTCAACATCTAATTGATATGCTTTTATTATGTCTTTGTCTAAATTCTTAAATGCTTTCTCAAATGGCTTTGTAAAAAACAAACTTGGTTTAATACCTCTATTATAAATATTATTTGCTATAACATAAGCTAAAGACTTATAATTGCCTTTTTTAAACCTTCCCTTTTCATCTCTAAATCTAATATTTTTTCTCTTTGCCCACTTCTCTATTCCACCAACAAAATCACCCCATTTTCCAGAAGATGAGCCACTACCAAAACGATATGGACTATTAGGTGCTTGTTGCCCTTTTATTTTTGCGTTAGGAGATACTTTACTTGGGTTTTTACCTTTTACACCTTTATCTTGAAATATACCATAATCCTCCATCAAGAAACTTAAAGAGAAACTATTTGGACTTACATTTACATCATAGTCTAAACTATTGTAAAGTTTTTTAGTATCGTTCTTTGAGCCATAAGGAGTCTTACCCTTTGTTAGATTCGTTCTTGATTGTTGAATAACATACTTAGCAAATCTATTCAGCTCTTGTTGTACGTTCTTTAACATATATTAATATCATTGTTTACAAGCACATCAAATGTCATTGCCCAACCAGCCATCTCATTTTCAAACCTATCATAGAAAGGTTCTAAACTAGGATTGCCATCTAACTGGTATAAGTCTTGGTGTAATGTACCACCTCTTAATACTTGTGATAGTTTGTTAAGTACTGCTAATTGTGTGTTAAGTATATCTTGTTCGTTATCGTTACCTCTAAAAATATCAACTACTGCTTCTTTCGAAACATCAACAATATCCATAGACAAAATAGATAGGTTAAAACGTAATACATTATCTTCGTTATTTACATTATTTACTATGATGTGTGATAAAGGAAATATAGTTTGTTTGCTTAAATCAATCTTTGTAATGTCTCCAGTAGTAACTGTATTTACATTTACATCTGATAGCAATTGATTCTTTATTGTTTCCGTTACTTGATAAAATCCTTTCATCTAAAATTTACTTTTTATTTGTTGTGCTTCAATCTCTGCTTTTTCTTTTGTGAATGATAAAAAGGTAAAACATTGATGTATATTTAATTTAGTGATATCTTCAAGCTTTCTAACATCTCCTCCAGCGAGACTAAAAATTGATGAGTACCATCCCCACTTTGCTGAGAAATTAGCTGCTCTTGAATAATCTCCATCTGTTCTTGATTGCTGGAATAAAGAATCGTATGCTTCGATAACTCTATCCCTAAATTGTAGAAAAAAAAAAGACTACCTATTGCTGCACCCAATGGCATAGCTTTCATCTTCTCTGAATCATCAGCAGTGTATTCTTCTATGTTATATTTACCAGCTTTACTTGTTACAATTGGTCTGTATAATACATTCATTGCAATATGCATTTTCTGCCAATCAGATGCATTACCATCCAAGTCTACATACTCTCCTAAAGACATTTCGTCTAAGTCTGGTATAAATCCATATTGAGTACCATTTAATGTAAACTTATCTATGTGTGTTGGTGTTTCATTTAACATCTCTGTTAATATATCTACTATTGCTTCAACACTTGACATCTTTAATTTATAACTATCAGATAAAGGAATACCACAAAAGATTTCTATCATCTTTGCATTTAAAAAGCTACCTTCTTGATTCTCTTGTGCTACTTTTAAGAACTTCTGATATTGTCCTAAAGTAATCTCATTTAATGACGTTGGTACATTTATCTCTATATTCATAATTATATAATACTTTTTTGTTAATGTTTTATAAAAAAACCCTTACAATTTTCATAGGCTTTTGTAAGTAGTAAATAATGTTGAGGTTTTGTTGGCTTTGCAATCCTTACTTGCTTTCCAGTTCTATGGTGTATAAAGCACTCTACAATTGCAATCATCTGTAAATTATCCATCTATCGTATAAAGTATTTACCAGCATTTGGATTCTTTAACTGAGATGATATTGCATAACGTGCTGCATCTATACAATGGTTAAAAGCATCAATTGGTTTATTAATAGTGTTACCTTCTCTGTCTTTCATCCAAGTATAGCTTTGTAATTCTTTAATAAGATTTTTACTTCTGCTTGTTACAAATATTTTGTTTTGGTTTATTAAGTTGATACCATATACAATTGAATCTTTACCCTTTGTACAAGGCAGTATTTTATGTCTGTAACTCTTTAACTCTGCTATTGATTTTGGTTCTGCACTATCTGCATATATTATCTCTTGTATATTGTTTTGCTTTAATAAATTTGAGATATCTATGTTTAGTAATTTCTTTTGATATATTACCTCGTCAAAGATATAAGTATCATTGTATTTATATAAAGCTATTAATGTAGTTGGGTCAGCACTATAGCCAAAGTCCATTCCGTAACATAATAACCTTGCTTCTGCTGGTAGTGTTATCTCTTTCCAATCTGGAATACATACACCTTCTAAACTTCCTATTTGACCAAGTCCATATACTTTCCACCAGTTGCTCCAATACTCTGAATCCTTTGCTTTATCTTTTGCACTCTCTATATCCTTTACAATCGTTTCTGGTAACGCTTCATTATCTTTGTATGTTAATGTAATAAAGTCTGCATCATCGTTGCCTACAACCTCTTTATGCGCCCAAAAATTAGCAGTTGGATTAAAGTCAATCCAGATATCTCCACTTGTTCTTATGCTTAGTTGTGTGTATGCTTCAAAAGGTACGTTGTTTGCTTCATTCACATATAATACATTTCTTCTTGCTCCTCTTAGTTTATCTGGTTGCTCAACACTAAAAAATTCTATGTAACTACCATTTGTAAATGTGTACTTTAAAGACGACCTATTCCATTGGTTATCTCTAAACCTATTGGTTGCTACCATAATCTTTAGAAAGTCCTTCATTGCACCTCTACGTAAGTGAGGGATAGATTCAGATACTACACTTGTTTCTAGTTGTGGTGTTCTTATACATCTATCAATAAGTATAGGTAGTATACCAAATGTTTTACCAGCTGATGTACCACCTTGAATTACTTTCTTTCTTTTCTGTAACTTATAAAGTTTCTTTATTGCAGTTGTAACTTGAAACACTAATCTAAATCAAATAAAGGTTGTTCTGATGTAATTGATATATCTTTTGTTTCTTTTGGTTTACCAGCATAATAATTATAAAACATTTGAACGTATTTAAAGTTTCCTTCTTCAACTCCTTTTTCAAGTGCTTTAAATGCTTTTGGCTCTAATGGTGTAAGTCTTTCAATCATCTTAACTTCTTCAGCTTTAGATGGTCTACCTCCTTTATTCCCTTTTGTTCCTTTGTTATTTGTTCTTCCGTCCATAATCAGTTTAAATTAGTTTACTAATTATATAATAAAAAAAACCTAACATTTTACTGCTAGGCTTTAAATTTATATTTGTAATCCAATTACTGTTACTATAATTGAAAATGCTATCAAGGATGCAACTAAAAAAAAAGTAATCAATCCAAGTAATGTTGTTGATTTATTCTTCATCTTTATATTTATCTTTTAGTGTTATAAAGTGATAGTCTGTTTTACTTAATTTTAAATCTATTAAGTCTTGCATAACGTGTTCCCTTTTTATACAAGGAGGTAACTTATCAACCAATTGTTGTAGTTTTTGTATTAGTTTCTTTTTGTACATTTTAAATTAATTTATCATCAAGTTGTTGAATCCAGTTCCTTAACATCTTTTTATTACAAGTGCAAGGCTCACTATATTTATGGTTAAAATACTTTGAATGTAGTTTACACATTATCTTAAAATCTTCATTTGACATTATTGATGTTGTTCTTTGTTTAACACCATTCCAGATAATTTTATCTTCTACCATTTTAAAACATTGTTATTTGATTTGTATTGTTTTGTTTTTCTATTCCTAGTAAAGTTTCAAAGATAGTTTTACCAGCTTCGTAGTCCACTAGGTTTCTTGCAATCTTTTGTAAATGTTGTTCTCCTTTGTATTTATAAAAATCATAGTTATGAAACTCACAAAAGGCTTGTACTTCGTTCTTTATATTACCCATTGAAGGATTCTTTCTATTACTCAATACTTTTGGTAAATTAAAGTTTGTCCAATATAAATGTCTATTCCTTTCTTTTGCTGGAATTAATGGTGTATAAAATGGTATGACATTCTCAACAACATACTTTCCATTAAAATAATGTTCTAGAAAAATTATCTCTTGATACAATTTCATATCTGGATATTTCATCTTCCTTTTTGTTTTCATTGATACATTAAATCTACTATGTGTTGGACAGGGAGGAGAACTCCATATAAAATCAAATTCTTTATAGTGGTCAAGTAAATACTGATGTGCATCTGCAACTATCACTTTATCGTTTGGGAAACGTTCTTGGTATAACCTTGCAAGTTCTTCATCCCATTCAACAGCTGTTACCTCTATATCTTCTTTTACTTCATTCCACTTATATCTGTTACCCCCTAAACAAGCATATAGATTTAGTATCTTGTATTTACCCTCTACCATAGCTCAATATCATTTAATTGTTCTTGTCTTTCTTTACACTTACAATCTGGATATAGTTTCTTCCATAACCATTTTATTCCAGTGTAGTATGTTATTCTTTCTATAAAGTCTCCTAGTCTCATTCTTTTAGTTTTTCTTTTAATCTGTCTTTTACTTTTCTATATGTATTATACAATGAATGATATGTAATATTGGTTTTCTTTGATAGTTCTGTAATACTATATTCATCTTGTATTAGATTGTAAACTTTTTTATCATACCAATGTAACTTTTCTAATTCTTTTTCAACGGAATCATTTGCATCATTAAAATCAATGTACTCTCCACTTTCTAAATCTAATACTAAATCTAAAGATATTTTGTTTTCTTTCTTCTGCTTATTCTTCATTTGTAAAAAGGTAGAACGTAAGGTTAAATAAATGTAATAATAGTTTACTTCATCTCCGTAGGCTATGTTTAAACCCTTTTTAAGCATCTTTCCGATAACAAGGTACATATGTGATACAATATCCTCTGCTTCTTCTCTGTTGCATCCAAACTTTAATGTGGTGTTTATCCACTTATTGTGAGATTGAAATATCTTCTCTAACATATTATTGTGTTTGCAACAAAGTAATATAAATAAATGAATTTATGTAAAGTAGTTATAAGTTTTTATTAACACTTTTGAAAAGGGTATAGTTACCCTCAGTACATAGAAATATATTTTTATTTGATTATCTCTCAACGTTTATGTATGAATGCATACACAATGATAAATAGTTACTAAATAAACATATAATTATATAATAAAAAAAATATGACATTTTACAAAATTTACACAATTATTTTTAAATTAATTACCAATGCATACCTTCCATTGATGTACTTGCCTCTATTACTTTACATTCATCTTTACTTTTCCAATCCCAGCTCTTTTTCATTATCATTATTCTTTCAATAACTTCATCTCTTTTATCTTCTGGTATATTATGCATAACGTTAAGTATAGGATTGTTTTCTACATTCTTTTTTAAATCATCATACTTGTTTTTTAAGTTATTGTATTTGTCTATTAAGTATTGATTTTTTATAAAATTATTCTCATTAAACTCAAAAGATTTATCAAAATTAAAACTATATTCTATATCTTCTAATTGAGAATTATATCTTTTATATACTGGGTACATCTTAATAAGGTGTATTACTGTTGCGTGATGCATTGTCTTTCCTTCTGATTGAAAGTATAAAGCTATGTTTGTTAAACCTATTCTTAGTTTCTTTCTTAAAACATAACATACTAATGCTCTCATCTCTACATAATCCCTTCTTCTTGTGTTGTCAAATATATTAAGTCCAGATGCTTCTTTTACGCTATCTCCTATTTTTTTTATATCTTTTATATTCATTTTATTCTGCTCCGTTATCAATTAATATTTTGTCTGTTACTTTAGTTACTTCTTCTTTGTTTAATGTATATGCTTTACATACTTCTTGTATCTTGCAAAAATCATTAAAGTCATATTCATTTAAGACCCATTTAACAAACTCTAATTTGTTTGCAATTAGTTTATCTCCTAAACCTTTATCGTCTACATCTTCAATCTTATTATAGTATTCAGATTCTATATACATTAATTCTTTTATAGTTCTGTTTACATTGTTCTTTACTCTATGTCTAAATAAACCAGTACGCATTGCTTCTTCTAAAAAATGTTGGTTTACAAATGATGTTATTATTGCGCCACTAATTTTTTCTAAATCTTTTTTTGTTAATTCCATATTAAAACATTCTTAATTGTTGTTTGTGTTCGTTTATTCTTTTTATTGCTGAATCGTAATACTCTTTGTCTAATTCACAAGCAGTTAAATCATACCCTAAATTATGACAAGCTATTGCTATTGAGCCACTACCTAAATGAGTGTCTAAAATTTTATCATTCTCTTTTGCATAGTTCATTAATAGCCATTCGTATAGTTTAACTGGTTTTTGTGTTGGGTGTATGCTACCACCATTTTTTGCTATATAACCTCTATTTATATTTATCTGCCTTGTTGCTTTTTGAAATGATGTAAATGCTATTTCCCCATCGCTCATTGTTAAACCCTCTTGACCCTTATACCAAAAAACCCATCCCATTGTACCTTCATTTAAAAACTCTACAAAATAATTAGCACCCCATATAATTTGGTTTTTACTAACTCTTTTCAATTCATCAAAATATTCTTTTGTTGGTATTGCATTATCCCATTGTTTTTGCTTATGATGTTTTCTTTTATGTTTTCTATTTTTTGTAAATGTTTCTTCTTGACCATCTCTTGCAATCCCATAAGGAGGGTCTACAATAGCAAGGTCAAAGTAGTTATCCTCATATCTTGCCATTAGCTGCATATTATTTTCGTTTGTTATATTTATCATATTATTTAGATTCATTGTATTCAGTTAAAACACACTCTATATGTTTTCTAAAATCAACTATTGATGTTAAATGTTTGTGTTCTTTTATAGCCATTCTGTCATAATAAGTAAATAAATAGCTCATTGTTTCTTTATTCATTTGAGTCTTATAATAAGCTACGTTTATTAATTCCCTTACACAATAGGCTTGTATTTTTTTAGGAGTATGCTTTTTAACCAGCTTACTAATGTTTAGTACTAAATACTTTCCAAAATCTCTATCCTTAATAATACACTTTCCTTTCTTAAAATCTAATGGAGTTCTAAAATAACAATTTATTAAATTACCAATAGATAAATTATTTTGATTTTTAAGGTATTGATTGTAAACAAATTTATAATCATTATTGTATCTTGCATAAGCCTTTAGGTAATCCAATTTAGTCCAGTTTTTGTTGCTATTATTTAAGCCAATTATAGCATCTAAATGTTGTTTTTGAATGCTTGTATCAACCCATTTAATAACGTAAGCTGGTATTGTTTTTTGCTTTAAAAGTTTAGCTGATTCAATTCTATGATGTCCTTCTATAACATCTCCTTTTGAAGATACAACAATTGGCATCATCCAACCATATTCGTTTAGTTTTAATTTAAAGTTCTCTGCGTGTTTGATAACAGTATCTCTATTTACTGATGCCATTTTCAATTCACTTATTGGATAATAAGCATTGTACTCTCCTCTTTTAATTTCTTGTGTGTTCATTTGTTTTTGTTTTAATTGTTAAATATTTGGTAATTGTAATTGTGTTCGTTATAGTATTGTTTTGTTTCTTCTATCTTCTCTGCTAATAGTTGTTCAAGATAGTTGTAGATGTAATCTATCTCATCATCTGACGCTTTGTACACTTCTTCTCCTTGATAAAAATTAGTTTCTAATATCTCATCTTTTAAACTTACTTCTATTAAGTATTGTTCAGTATCTGAAATCAAAGTTACTTCATTTGGCAATGAGTTTATACAAAAATCTCTATTATAATACTCTGGCTCAATTGTTTTTATTAGTTTTATTAACTCCATATTATTCACATTCTTGTTTTGCATTTTCTAACTCTAATCGTATTTGAACTTCAAGTATTTCCATTTGCCTTTGTAGCCATAAGTTGTCTGTTATGTTTACATAACTTTTAATTAAATCTAGTGTTTCTTCCATTTGTTTTTGTTTTTAATTGTTAAATAATATTAATACCATTGATATAAACCATAAGGTCATATAAGCGACAACCATAATCATAGCAAGTCCAAATAAGAACTCTCCGAATATTGTAAGTATCTTTTTCATAATTATACGTTAAAGATTAAACCTAATAACATTCTTGCTATAAAATAGCTTGGTGCTAAAATCAATACTAAAGTTTGTAATTTTTTCATCTTGTTTGTTTTAATTAATAATACTCAAATATAAAACAAATTATTTAATTAACAACTATGTTAACAGATTTTAACATTTCTTTAACATTTTAAATAAAAAAAAGAGATACTAATTTGTATCCCTTATTCTTTCTATTTCTCGTTCTAAATAGTCTTTTGCCTTTAATAAGTCTTGTAACTCATCCTTTTTCTTTCCAGCTCTGCAAATATACTTTAGTATGTTACCTCTGCTAAAATTAAGGTTAAAATCATTTACAACGTCTATTACATCGTAATCTTTTCCGTTATCATAGTGTACTTGTGTGCTTCTCATTTTTCGTATATTAAAGTTATTATTATTTGAAAGATACCAATGTATAATACTATATCTTCTTCATATATTTCTTGATCATCAAAAGGATAATGTCTAACCCCAAACAGAAAGCCTTTAAAAAAACCAGCTTTAACCTCGTACCTTATTAAATTCATAGTTGTATATTTTAGTATATAAATCCCAAATAGCTTGGAACGATTGTTGTTTATTAAATTCTTTTCCTTTCATATAGTAATTACCTTTTATCCTATTGCAGTAAACTTTATACATATTACCAGATACAACTGGATAAATAATAAATCCTTTTTTAAAACAATACTGCTGATGCTCATAATTACAATTTTTTAAAACAATCTTCTTTTTAATCTTTGGCATTTAATTCTTCATATATATCAATTAACTCTAATGCTTTTTCTACTCCCTTTGCCTCACAGAATCTTTTTTGTTCAAATAATTGTAGCCAGTATTCCATAATGTCTTGCCTATCTCCATTTGTAAAGTAGCTATCAATACAACTTCTGTATGCTATCTTTTCTTTATTTCTACAAAGTTCCTCTGGTAACATAATCTTCTATGTTTTCTGTTTGTAGGTAATCATAGTATCTTTCTGTTGCAATATCTAGTTTTCTTTTACCACTATCAATAAAGTCTTGTGAACATTTAAAGATACCAACATCAAGTGTACTTTTATCAACTACAATAAATTCAAAGTCAAATGCTCCAAACAATTCTAAATACAATGCAGCTTGTAAGTCATAAGAAAAATGATGTGCAGACCTTTGAAATGATTTTATATCAGCAGTTGTTTTTAAATCTATTACAACACCATCTTTTAGTATATCTGCTTTACCTCTAAATGCTAAATCATTATAAGTATCAATTGCTGGTATTTCAAATCTTGCACCCTCCAACATATTCTTTACATCAGTTACACTTCTTACTCTTTCTGATATCTTCTTTGCTTTATGATATTCTGAGTTTGTAAATACGTTGTGCGATCCAAGTTCTTGTACTGCAAGTTTATATTGCTTTGATGCTTTTGTACCTTCTGTAAAAGTTAAGTATTCTACCTTTTCTGGTTCAAGCACCATAAGGTGTATTAATTGACCATCTCTTAATGCTTGTACATTTGTTTGCTTTTCTGTTAGTGAACGATAATAAGCATAAGGAGAATCTAAAAGTTTCTTTGATGCTGAACTTGATAATGCATTTACACCAAGATAACCATAGTAGAACTCATCATCCATCATTTTACTTAGAATGTCTTGCTTGTTAAATACTTCGTTGTTTAATAGTTTAATTGTTTCCATTTATTTTAGTTTTATTGCTTGTTTTATATTTATTTCTGTTACTTGTTTTTTAATCCATTTTCTATTTTGAAACTCTGATGTTGCTGGTAATGATTTTTCAAACCATTTTAAATCTACTTTGTTTAAATTAAATAGATAAATACCTTGTGGTGTACTATTGATGTAAATTGGCACATCAAAATGTTTGTTTGATTCTTTTATTAAAGCATCGTATTTGGGCTTTTCAAGTATTAAAGTATCGTAATGTTTCTTTCTGCACTTTAATTCTATTCTGCTTTGCGTTTCAATGTCGTAGCAATCCCATCTTGATATTGGATTTTTACTGTTTACTAATGTTTTGTAATGGTTTTTTGATAGCCATTCAAATAAATCTTTTTCTTTCCAATTTTGCATATACGCAATATAGTAAAATTATTTATAAATCATAATCATTGTCTACAAATTCTGGTAATCCATTTTCATTTATTGTAAAACTAAAAGTTTCAAACCCTCTGTTTCTACTTCTTTTACATTCAACAGATATCCAACCTTGATTAACTCCATTCTTTTCTAACTTAATTTGTGTTTCTGCTTTCTTTTCTAAAAAACTACCAAGATGCCCAGTTGGTTTATCAGAGCCATAATTACTATGTATAATTGTAACAATATGACATTGTAGTTCATCTGTCCAACTCATTAACTTTTGTATAGCTTCATTACATTGTTCTAAATTATTTACATCAGCAACTAAATCTGCAATACCATCTATTATAACTAAACCAATATCTTTACCTTCTAACTTGTCATTTAAGATGTAATCAATAAAATCAACTCTATCTTTATAACTCATTGTTCTTAAAGCATAAGTATAATAATTATCATCATCTGGCATATCATTCATTATTATTGGTCTACGGAATACCTTTTGACAATGAAATTTTCCTTGCTCTGTATCAAAATGAATTATCTTTCTACCTTTTCTATGTCCTTTTAGTAAGCCACTATATTTATTTGTATCACTTTGATATGCTGATACAAGTAAGCTTGAAAAAAAACTTTTCATTGATTTTGGTGGAGCTTGTATAAAAGAAAAATTACCATAAGTACCAATTGGTATATGATATTCTACAACATCTCCATTATGATTTATGTCATTGTAAGTGCCACAACTTATTGCAACTGGTGGATATTTAACATCTTCACTAATATCAACATAGGCATCATCCTCCATAAGTTGCATAAACATTCTCTTTGTATCATCATCTTGTGTTTTTGTTTTGTTCGTCATCTATGTATTTCTGTATTTTTGTTTTATAATATTTACCAAGTACATTGTCATTTAAGAATTTATCATTTTCTAAAACGTTTTCTGTGAATTGTAACTTAGTTTCATAATAGCTCATCATTGTCTTGTTGTAGCAAATGTATACAATTTCTCTGTAACAATCTTCTATCTCCCATTTTTTACTTTCTTTATTGCTTCCGGTGTACTTCATCCAGTTACTTTCAACATAATCAATCCTCTTTCTTTTATATCCCTTTAGAGGTGGTCTTGTACGTTTGTTAAGTAATATCTTTTTACCAATGTAAACTTGTTCAGTTCGTCTGTTAAGTATTCTATAAACAAACCCAACTGCATCTGCTGGTAAATCTTCTCTTGATTTTATTCTTTGTCCTTTATAGTTCCACATAGTGAAAAAAAAAGGAGGTTTTTACACCTCCCTTATAATTTAAAATGGCAAATCTTCTGTTACAACTTGTGTTGCTTTTTCTGACTTTGCTTCTGACTTTTGAACAAAAGATTGTAAGTTGTCTGATGCATAATATATTTTACCATTGGCAACATATCTTTTCTTTTCTCCATTATCTCTTTGTTCCTTTGTTTGAGGAATTGTAAAAGATACATTCTGTCCGTAGTTACCTTCTTCAAAAATAGAAAAGTTTAATTTAAGTTTCTTTAACTCTTTTCCATCTTCTCCTTTCTTTGCAACTAATTCTCTTTTTGCATTGTAAGTTAAAACGTTTTCAAAGTATTGTTTTAATTTTTTAATTTCGTCAAGTCTTAACTCAACATCTCCTAATAAATAGCTTTTGTTTGCACTCATAATTTTAATTTTTAATTTATAATCCAGTTGTAATTTTATTGTCTATCACTTCTATAATATGTCTAAAAGTGCTTCTTTCTTGTTCGCCAGTTACATCTACTCCATTGATGAAGAATCTATAATGGTCTTTCTTGTCTGTTGGTCTTAATTCAAAGTCATTCATATTTATTTAGTTAATAGTTCTTTTACTTCTTTTGATATTCTGTACTTTTCTTCAACTTTAGAAATGTTACCTCCACCTTTTAAGTATGTCTGTACTTTCTTAAATTCAGCAGTACCTTTGTTTAACCAACTCTTTTCAGTTGATTTAGCACCTTTTCCGTGTGTGTTTGTAGAATCTGCATCTTTTGTATCATCAATTAAAAATAAACCATTTAAAGCATACTTACGTGCATAAGATGAACTACTACCAAAACTCTGTGCTATGTCCATACCTTTTCTGTTTGGGTCTATACCAGCTTGTGCTTTAGTATGTACTGAATCAGTACCATCAGATATAAATGCTATTGCTTCAACAAACAATACACCACATACTTCTCTTACTTCATCAGAGATTGTTAATGTACATTTGTGTTTATCCAGTAGAGGTTTAACTGCTTCTAGGATATCTTCACAACTTCTGTAGTTGTACTTTCCAAAGTTGTTTCTTTGGTTTTTTGGTGCTTTTAATTCGG